CTAATGGCTAAAGAAATTTGGGATAAGGAGCGCCCTAAAGGGCTAGGCAAACCAAAGAAGCTAAGTTCTGCCAAGAAAGCCTCAGCTAAAGCTGCAGCGAAGAAAGCAGGGCGACCTTACCCGAATCTCGTTGATAACTTAAGAGCGGCTAGGCAAAAATGACCACTTCAGGTACAGCGGTTTGGAATCCTGACGTAGCCGAGATTATCGAAGAGGCTTACGAGCGTGCGGGCGTAGAAATCCGCACTGGCTACCAGCTGAAAACAGCAAGGCGTAGCCTCAATATCATGATGGCTGAGTGGGCTAATCGGGGTATCAATCTCTGGACGGTAGAGCAAGGCGTTATTCCTTTGACTCAAGGCACAGTGCAGTACCCTCTCCCTGCCGATACGGTAGACCTTATTGAGCACGTCATACGGCAGAACCCCGGCAACACAGCTACGCAGGTCGATCTTCAGATCACACGTATAGCGCTCCCAACCTATGCAACCCTACCTAATAAGCTCACGACAGGCAGGCCCATTCAAATATATGTAGATCGACAAGCACCTGTTCCGAACATCAAGATTTGGCCTGCTGCAAACAACGACTCTTACACGCTAGTGTACTGGAGACTCCGTAGACTCGATGATGCGGGGAACTCCGGCACTTTGACGATGGATGTGCCCTTCAGGTTTGTTCCGGCCTTGATTGCAGGGTTAGCCTATCATGTTGCATTGAAGACTCCTGAAAGTATAGATCGTATTCCTATGCTCAAGCAGATGTACGATGAAGCGTGGCAAGCGGCTTCGGATGAAGACAGGGATAAGGCTCCTATACGGTTCGTCCCCTATTCTGGCTATATTGGTAGCAGGGGTTGGTAAGTGGCTAACCGTTTTGCAACGGGTAAAAAAGCCTTTGGTTTCTGCGATTTTTGCGGTTTTCGTTATCCGCTAGGCAAGCTTAAACCCGTCATTATCAAGGGCAAAGTCATCAATCTATTGGCGTGCCCTACGGATTGGAGCCCCGATCAACCGCAGCTTTGGGTTGGCACGTATCCTGTTGATGATCCTCAAGCACTGCGTAATCCAAGACCGGATACCAATTTGAATGCGTCCAGAGGTTTGTTTGGCTGGAATCCCGTAGGATCGCAGCAGGCAGATTTTACGTTGAACGATGTTTTTGTTACAATTAGCTAAACCACAGAGGTAAAAGCAATGGCTAAGTTTGAAGGTTCTGCTGAAGATATCCGCGAGGATAAAAAATTGGCAAAAAAGCACAAGATGGGTTACAAAGAGTGGGAAAAGTCCAGCATGGACAAGAAGCACGACAAGCAGAAATCTATGAAAGGACTGAAGCGTGGTGGCGTAACCACGGGTGAAATGAAAGCCAAGGGTCGTAATATGGCTCGTGTAGCCAATCAACGGAGTAAGTAATGAGCACTCGTAGAACAGGCGGCATTGCCGAACACAAAGAAGGATCAGCCGAATATGCTGGCACTAAAAAAATCAGCACCCCTGAAGGCAACGGCTATCCTAATACCCCGCCGAACACTCAAACCGTCAAGACCCGAGGCACGGGAGCGGCTACGAAAGGCACTAAGTCTTCTGCAAAATTTGGTTAACGGTAAGCGTTAAATGAGCCTCACATACCAACAACTCTACACAGCGATTCAGAATTATTCTGAAGTCGATGAACCCACATTCAATGCGAACATCCCTAACTTTGTTCGTAATACGGAGTTGTTGGTCAATAACACGGTACAGCTACCGGCTTTTCGTAGAAACGTCACAGGCGAGGCAACACAGCTATTCCAGTATTTGAATATGCCGACAGACTTTTTGTCTGTGTTTTCTATGGCTGTTGTGAATGCTAACGGTAACTACGAGTACCTTCTGCAGAAAGATGTGAATTTCATTCGTGAAGCCTACCCCTTCCCTACCGCTGTTGGAATGCCAAAATACTACGGACTTTTTAGCTCTACGGCATTTATCCTAGGCCCGACACCTGACACGAACTACGTTATGGAGCTTCATTATTACGCGGCTCCTCCTTCAATTGTCGATGCGGGCACCAGCTGGTTGGGGCAGAATTATCCTTCTGTGTTGCTCTGGGGCGCACTGGTTGAAGCCTCCGTATTCCTTAAAGGCGAAGCGGATATGACGCAGAACTACCAGACCAAGTACGATGAAGCCATGATGTTGCTCAAGCAGTTGGGAGATGGCAAAGATCGGGAAGATAATTTCAGAACCGTACAAGTGAGGCAACCTGTGCAATGAACGAAGAAAACGAAGCGAACCAAGATATAGAATTTACCCTCAATAGTGTCGCTGTGATGGCAGACCACTTTGAGCCCGACGCAGAATTTGAAATTTCCGAGGAAGTTTAATGCGAGCGGGCAGCGTCTATGTTGTAACCAACAAGATCAACGGGCACCAGTACGTTGGTTTGACCACTAAAACGGTAGCGCATAGATGGAGCGAACATAAAACGTCCGCTGTTATAGGTAAAAAAACATATTTGTATTCAGCCCTGCGGAAGTATGGGCCAGAGCATTTCACTGTAGCCGAGTATTTAGTAGCTTTTGACGCAGCAGAATTGTCCGCTTTAGAACGAGAAATCATCCAAGACTTACGTCCTGTATACAACCAGACTAACGGCGGCGAGCACACCAGAGGCAGAAAGCACACGCCTGAAGTAATAGAGCGCATACGCGCTAGCAATACAGGCAAAATAAGAACACTTGAACAAATAGCTAGGTTTAAAGAGATTATAGCGCAAAACACCGCACATCAGATGAGGTTGCGTTCTCCAGAAAACTTAGCCGTGTTAGCCGCTGCTAGAGCAAAAACAGACCCTAAGAAGCGCATTGCAGCAGCTAAAGCGGCAAATACAGGCAGAAAAATGTCCGCAGAAGCACGGGCTAAATTGAGCGCTTCCTGTGTGGGTAGGCGCTACGGATCAGAAATCATAGCGAAAATGGCTGCTACTAAACGAAAGCCTGTAAAATGCAATGAAACAGGAGTAGTATACTCTTGTAGAGAAGAAGCGGTTGAGAAAACAGGGGTTAGTAGCCGCACGATTGTAAGAGACTTAAAGGGCGAAAAAAGGTCGCCTAAAAATAACCGCCCAACATTTTCTTATATTTGAGGTATTTACATGATAACTCAGGCTCTTGCCTCGTCGTTCAAAAGTGAGCTTCTACAAGGCATTCATAACTTCGCCGCTTCGGGTGGAGACACTTTCAAGATCGCGCTCTATACCTCCTCAGCCAATCTGGATTCAGCCACTACGGTCTATACGACTTCGGGAGAATCTTCTGGTACGGGGTACACCGCAGGCGGGGAGGATTTGACTAATGTGGGTGTATCGCTCTCTGGCACCACTGCCTATCTTGACTTCGATGATGTAACGTGGTCTGCAGCGACAATTTCAGCTGCCGGGGCTTTGATTTACAACTCTTCGCAGGGAAACAAGGCTGTAGCCATTCTGAGCTTTGGGGCAACCTATTCAAGCACGAATGGCAATTTTACGGTCACGATGCCCGCTGCCACTAGCACTACGGCCATTATTATTCTGAACTGATTTTGGTATCATAGCAGGCGGGAGGGCGGTGGCTGCCACCCTCCATACCCTAATCCTCAAACTGTACGGAGCTTGAAGATGTTTAATAAAGATATCACCAGAGAAGAAGCCATGCAACTCCTAGAACCAGACTTCAATGCAGGTAAACTGTATTGGAAAAAGCGTAGAGGTGGCGCAGCAGTCGCTGGAGGAGAAGCGGGGTCTTTGATACCATCAGGGTACATTAAGGTTAAGTTAAAAGACAAGTCTTACCCAGTGCACAGGATTATGTGGTTGCTAGCGTATGGAGTGCATCCTGATAGGTTTGTAGACCATATAAATGGGGACAAGACAGACAATCGTCTATGCAATCTTAGATTGGTTACAAAAGCTGAAAACGCTAAAAATAGGCTACCCATTAAAAATAGCGCTACCGGATTAAATGGTGTAGTATGGGCTAAAGACAGGGGTAAATGGCGAGCTTTTATAAGATGGGACAACAAACTAGAGCACTTAGGCACATACGAAGATTTCTTTGAAGCTATATGCGCTAGGAAATCTGCCGAAGCGCGTTATGCGTATGCAAGCTAAATCAGACTAATAGAGGATAGACACCATGCCACAGATGCAAAACCGTGTACAAGAGACAACCACCACGGGTGGCACGGGTACTCTCACTCTATCTGGAGCCGTTACTGGCTATATAACTTTTGCCTCTGGTTTCTCCACAGGTGCCTCGCTGTTTTATACTGTAGATAATGGCGTTGGCGAATGGGAGATTGGTATTGGTACGCTGGTCACTACGGGTACGCTATCTCGTGTTACAGTCATTGCATCCTCTAATGGCGGTGCGCTGGTCAATTTTGGCTCTGGTACTAAACGAGTATTTTGCTCCGCGCCCACGCGCTCCCTCGTACCGGATCAGGATAGCAACAGCGGAAAAGTCCTCACCACAGATGGCACCAACCCCGCTTGGACGACAACGCTTAACGGCATTACTATCGGTAATCTCACAGCAGCCGCAGGCGCATTTACTACTCTTTCAGCTTCATCTACTGTTTCAGGTACAGGCTTCAGTAACTATCTCGCTTCTCCTCCTGCTATCGGCGGTACGGCAGCAGCCGCAGGCGCATTCACCACCCTCTCAGCCTCATCCACTGTCTCCGGCACGGGCTTCTCAACCTATCTCGCTTCACCTCCTGCTATCGGCGGCTCATCTCCTGCGGCGGGTGCATTCACCACGCTTTCATCTTCCAGCACGACGACTGTCGGTACTAACCTTGTTTTCTCAGGCACAGGCAACCGCATCACGGGCGATTTTAGTAATGCGACGGCGGCTAATCGAGTTGCGTTTCAGACGAGTGTATCTAACTCTCAAACCAATATCTCAATATTACCGAGCGGAAGCGCAGCAAGTAGCACATTCACTCTTGAGGGTGATAGTGCTACTTCTAGCGGAGCTACTGTTGGGTTATTAAATAACGCGGGCAGCAATGGAGAGGCGCGTTTATTCTCCGACAGGCGCGGAAGTTCTGCGACCTATCTCCCACTAACAATCTACACAGGAGGCAGTGAGCGGGTCAGGATTAGTACAGCCGGCGTCGTCACCATCGGCAGCGCCATCAGCCTCGACCCCACGACAGCGAATGCGTTGGTTGTTGATTCAAGCGGGAACGTATTATTAAAAGGCGGCGGCGGTCTAGGCTACGGCACAGGGTCTGGTGGTTCGGTTACTCAGGCGACGAGCAAATCCACAGCAGTTACACTCAATAAGCCAACTGGTCAGATTACCATGAATAACGCGTCATTAGCGGCGGGGGCAAGTGTAGTTTTTACGCTCAGTAACACTTTTGTTAATTCAACAACAATCCCAGTTGTCACGACTGACGGGTATACAAACTATCGTGTTGAATGTGCTGCTGTAAACGGATCAGGTCAAGCGTTTATCCGAGTAACCAATGTATCCGGCAGTAATTTAGGAGATGCTGTTGTTATCAATTTCGCCATCATCAAAGGCGCAACATCTTAATTAGAGGACACACTCATGGCCGATTACAAAGAAACTGACGTCTCCGGGGTTGCATGGCAACGGGCGTATCAAATTCTCATTCTGAATCCACTGGACCAACCGGCGACGGTGCGGTACGACGAAGAGCAGGTGATTAACCTCAACAATGAGCAGATCAAGCAATTTGTCGGCAATCTGGGCTACACGGTAGACCCGCTGGGCATCATCGAACTGCGCGACCCAGAAACCTTGGAACTGACCGGCGAAACGATCCCGGTGGCGACGGTGCATGAAGCACTCTTCTCAGACTACATTAACAGAGCGATGGCTCG